AACCAGAGATCGACTTTATTCGAAAGATTCTTGACGATGCATATGCTAGCGGACTTCGCTATGATATTTCTGACATGAGGCCGGCTGTTGTAAACTTTGCTCAGCATAGCTCACATCAGTCTGACTATTGCATGAAACAGTGCCTTGCGATGAAATGGCGGTCTGAGGATTCGGAAGAAGCTGTGTCAGCAGCACCTGGCGATAAACCTATTATATTCTTTGACTGCGAGGTCTTTCCTAATCTGTTCCTGGTGAACTGGAAGATGCAAGGTGAAGGACAGGTCATCCACCGTATGATCAATCCCGGTCCTCGTGACATGGAAGAGCTCTTTTCCATGAAGCTTGTTGGATTCAATTGCCGACGGTATGACAACCACATGCTGTATGGATGTTATCTTGGATATTCCAACGAGGATCTGTACAACTTGAGTCAGCAGATCATTGGCAAGAAGAATGCATCCGCAATGTTCAGGGAAGCGTACAACATCAGCTATACGGATATTTACGACTTCTGCTCGACAAAGCAAAGTTTGAAGAAGTGGGAAATTGAATTAGGTATCCATCACCAGGAACTCGGTCTACCATGGGATCAGCCAGTACCGGAAGAGAAGTGGGAAATGGTTGCTGAGTATTGTGACAACGACGTCATTGCGACTGAGGCTGTCTTTAATGCCAGGCAGGCAGACTGGACAGCCAGGAAGATTCTGGCGGCGTTGTCCGGACTCTCTGTAAACGACACTACCAATCAGCATACTACTCGAATAATATTTGGTACTGAGCGGAATCCGCAGAATGCATTTAACTATCGCGATATGGGCGATGAGTCTGCTGTTGCCGAACGACTGCATCAGATCGAATCGATGAATGGCTCGTTTTGCGCGGTGGATCCGATATACACCGCTTTTAATGCGGAGGGGGAACCGATCTTTCCTGGATATTCGTATGGACCGAAGGTTGAAACCAAGAAGAATGGAACCACCGCTACACATATGGTCAGCCTTTATCGTGGCGAAGAGGTTGGCGAAGGCGGATACGTATACGCCGAACCCGGAATCTATCATAATGTCGCTTTGCTCGATATTGCTAGTATGCATCCAAGTTCGATTGTTGCCGAGAACCTGTTTGGCGATGTGTATACCAAACACTTCGCTGATATTCTGCAAGCAAGAATCTTAATTAAGCATAAGGACTTTGATGGTGCCCGTCACATTATGAACGGTAAGCTTGCGCCGTTTTTGGATGACGAAGGAAGGGCTAAAGAGTTGGCTGGTGCGTTAAAGATAGCGATCAATAGTGTATACGGGCTGACGAGCGCTAAGTTTGACAATCCGTTCCGTGATATTCGCAATAAGGACAATATAGTTGCAAAACGCGGGGCGCTCTTTATGGTCAACTTAAAGCATGAGGTTCAAGCTCGTGGATTTACTGTCGCACACATCAAGACTGACTCGATTAAGATCCCAGATGCAACACCTGATATTATCGACTTCGTTATGAATTACGGAAAACTGTACGGCTATAACTTTGAACATGAAGCAACCTATGACCGAATGTGTTTGGTAAACGATGCAGTCTATGTCGCCAAGTATAAAGATGGCGAATGGACGGCGACCGGAGCTCAGTTTCAACAGCCTTATATTTTCAAAACCCTGTTTAGTCACGAACCAATCGTCTTTGATGACCTTTGCGAGACGAAGAGTGTGACTGGCGGGGCTTTATATTTGGACTATGGAACTGAAGAAGCCCCTGAGTACCACTTCGTCGGACGTGCTGGACAATTCTGCCCGGTGCTACCCGGCACTGGAGGCGGAAGACTGGTTCGAGAGAAAGATGGAAAGTACTATGCAGCAACTGGAACTAAAGGATATTTATGGCAAGAATCCGAGTTGATGCGAGGAACGGCGCAGGAGGACAACATTGATCGTGGGTACTATAACCAGCTGGTAGAAGATGCTGTGCGTGATATTAGCATGTATGGCGATGCAGAAGAGTTTATGCTTTAAAGGAGGACTTATGACCAGAAGTGATATTTTGGATCAGGCAAACCACTGTGTGAACGGCGACCGTGAAGATGACTATGGTACGCCGGAGCGAAACTTTGAGACCATAGCGAGACTGTGGAACGGATATCTTGGTGAAGACAGGTTTGAGGCAAAGGATGTAGCAGCGATGCTCATCCTTTTAAAAGTCGCTCGGATTAAAAGCGGCAAAAAGAAGAGTGACAACTGGATCGACATTGCTGGTTATGCCGCATGTGGTGGAGAGATTGAAGATCCAAGACCGTTTAATGATATTTTGGCAAGTGCTATCAGTCAAACAACGCCACTTGATCACATTGGAACAGCTATTCATAACTGAGAAAAAGAAAGAGAGGAAATAATCATGCTTACGAACCGTTTTAATTCTAACAATATTAACCTGGATTCCAATAATGGTGATATCAAGTCTATTCTCTATCGCAACTTTACAGGAAAGCCGGATCAGTTTAATCCGAAGGGACAAATGGGCAACTTTACGATTGTTCTGGATGAAGATAAGGGTCATGAGCTTGAAGCAGCAGGGTTGAATGTTAAGTGGAAGGATACACCGGATGGCGACAAAGAGCCCAGGCTTAAGGTATTTGTTCGGTATGAAAACTTCCCTCCGCATGTCTATCGGGTTATCAACGGAAATATTAAGGAACTTGATGCAGATAGTGTTGCACTTTTGGATCAGGATGATATTCAGGACGTCGATCTTGTAATTAGCCCGTACAGCTATGAGTTCAATGGTCGTAAGGGCGTTAAGGCGTATCTGTCAAAAGGATATTTCACAATCGTTGAAGATCCGTACATGAACAAACACAAAGACGAGAACTCTGACGACGAGCTGCCGTTCTAATGAGTTTGGAATTATACGATCACCAGATTAAAGCCGTAGAAGAACTGAGCAACGGAAAGATATTAGTCGGTGGAGTTGGTAGTGGAAAAAGTCGGACAGCTCTCTGCTATTACTATGAAAAGATAGGCAACGGTACGCTTCAGATTAATGGTCAAGGTAAATGGCGTAAGATGAAGAATAAAGTGCCGCTTTATATTATCACCACCGCAAGGAAAAGGGACACCAAAGACTGGGAGGAAGAAGGTGCCCCTTTCCTTCTTTCTGGCTTTACGGTTGACAGCTGGAACAATATCGGAAAGTATAAGGATGTTAAAGACGCATTCTTTATATTTGACGAGCAAAGAGTTGTCGGCAGCGGTGCTTGGGTTAAAAGCTTTCTGAAGATCACTAAGAAGAATCAATGGATATTACTATCGGCGACTCCTGGCGATACGTGGACTGATTATATTCCAGTTTTCATTGCCAATGGGTTCTATAAGAACAGGACTGCATTTACACAAGAACATGTGATATTTTCGAGGTTTACAAAGTATCCCCGAATTGATCGATTCGTCGCCACGAAAAAATTGGAACGACTGCGTGAGCAAATTGTCGTGACAATGGATTTTTCAAAACCAACCGTCCAGCATCATAGGGATGTGATCTGCGAATACAATCGAATGATATTCAAAACGGTGCTAAAGAACCGGTGGGATCCGTTTAAGAACGAACCGATACAGGATATTTCAGGTGTATGCTATTGTATGCGAAAGGTTGTGAACAGCGATGACTCAAGAATCGAACAAGTCAAATCAATACTCAGAGATCATCCAAGAGCCATTATATTTTACAACTTTGACTATGAACTGGACCGGCTCAGATCCTTACCCACCAAAGTTTCCGAGTGGAACGGGCACAAACACGAGCCCATTCCCAACACTGCTTCATGGGCCTATCTTGTTCAATATACCGCAGGAGCCGAAGGATGGAACTGTACAGATACTGATACCTTGATATTCTTCAGTCAGAACTATAGCTATAAGGTGATGGTTCAGGCCGCAGGCCGGATTGACCGGATGAACACGCCGTATAGAGATTTATATTACTATCACCTGAAAAGCACGGCACCGATTGACATTGCAATCAGCAGAGCGTTGAATGAGAAGAGAAACTTTAACGAAAAGATATTTCTGAAAAGCCGGTAGTCGAAATAAAAACAATTGTTTATATGGAATATAGGTAGAATGTGTCGATAATCGGACATTCTACCTTCTTTTTGACCTTGAAGATGAAAAAAATTCATGCTAAGATGAATTAAATTCATCTTAATGGAGGACATATGAACGAGAACCGGTATCAAGCAAATCTGATCCGGAAACTCAAAAAGATATTTCCAGGCTGCATGGTTTTAAAGAACGATGCTAATTACATTCAGGGGATTCCGGACTTGATCGTTCTCTGCAACGATCGTTGGGCATGCCTCGAATGTAAGCGCCAGCAAGGTGCCAGCATTCGTCCGAACCAGCAGTATTACGTCGACAAGCTGAATGAAATGTCGTTTGCAAGATTTATTTGTCCAGAGAACGAAGAGGAGGTACTCGGTGAACTTCAACAGGCATTTCGAGATCGCAGGTAAACATGCCTTTCTCTCAGCGAGCAAGTATCACTGGGTCAACTATGATCCGGAGAAGCTTAAAAGTGTTTATTGGAATTATCGAGCAGCAGAGCGCGGAACGGAACTTCATGACTTTGCCAGAAGATGCATCGAACTTGGGATCCGACTTCCCAAATCAAAGAATTCACTCAATCAGTTTGTAAACGATGCCATTGGCTTCCGTATGGCTCCAGAACAGCCATTATATTTTAGTGACAATTGTTTTGGAACAACAGACGCCATCTCCTTCGAAGAGAAGACCAACACTCTTCGGATCCATGATCTAAAGACAGGAGAGATCCCGGCGAACTTAAAGCAGCTGGAAATCTATGCTGCTATTTTTTGTCTTGAGTACAAGAAACACCCTCAGGAGCTAACAATTGAACTGAGGATTTACCAGAGCGGAGAAGTGCAGAAGCATGTTCCCGATCCGATGGATATTCAACAAATCATGAATCTGATAGTTCAATTCGATCGAATTATTGAAAAAGAAAAGCTTAAGGGGTGATTACCATGTATGACGTGCTGGAGCATTATGGAACGCCGCGACATTCTGGGCGCTATCCATGGGGGTCTGGAGAAAATCCGTATCAAAGAAATCGTGATTTTTACGGAAAAGTCCAGTCTCTGCGTAAAAGTGGAATGAGTGAAGCGGAAATTGCAAAGAGCTTTGGTATGTCTACGACCACTCTCCGTGCAAAGGTGAGCAATTCCAAGAATGATATTCGTTTGGAAGAGATTGCTAAAGCCAGGAAACTGAAAGCAAAAGGATATTCCAATGTTGCTATTGGCAGAGTAATCGGGAAACCCGAAGCTACAGTCCGTTTATATTTGGACCAGGATTATCAGATTCGGGCCTCAAAGAATCAGGAAGTGGCAAACGAACTGAAAAAGCAAGTCGAAGAACATGGATATATTATGGTCGGCAAAGGAACTGAGCATTATATTCCAACTTTCGATAATGGACTTGGAAAAGTATCAGAAGTTCGCAAGAATAATGCTCTGGCCCTTCTTCAGGAAGAGGGCTATGAAGTCATTAATTTTGATACGAATCAGATGGGCACTCAGTTCAACACCACTATCAAGGTTCTCGCTCCTGCCGGCACAACCAAAGCTGATCTTAGGGCAAACAAGGACAAGATATTTGTTCCTAACGTTTATACGGAGAACGATGTTGTCAGAAGCGTTCAGGAACCCGTGATCGTCGACTCCAAACGAGTACAAGTTCTGCATGGCGATGATATTCGCCCTGATGGAACAACGGCCAGAATGCATGACGGCATGGTAGAACTTCGGCGAGGCGTAGATGATATTTCTATGAAGAATGCGAATTATTGTCAGGTTCGCATTGATGTCGATGGAACTCACTACGTAAAAGGGATGGCCGTATATGCCGACGATCTTCCTCCCGGAATTGATATTCGTTTCAATTCAAACAAACCTCAAGGGATGCCGATCATGGGACCGGATAAGGATAATAGTGTCCTGAAGCCTCTTAAGATTCAGTACGACGAGAATGGGAATCTGGTAAAGGGAAAATACGAGATCAATCCGTTTGGAGCTACCGTACTGGAAGACGACCAATTGATATTAGCCCAACGGCATTACATTGGTGCAGACGGAAAGGAACACCAGAGCGCATTAAACATCGTTTCTGAACAAGGCTCTCGTGCCGGATGGCAAAACAACATAGCGTCTCAGATGCTTTCCAAGCAGCTTCCTAAAGTTGCTGAAAAGCAGCTAACGATGGCGGCTGATATTCAGCAGGAATACTTTGATGAAATCAAAAGTCTCACCAATCCTGTCGTTAAGAAGATGAAACTCGAAGAGTTCGCTGAAAAATGTGACACAGCTGCGGTGGACTTGAAGGCCGCCGGCTTCCCTCGGCAGGCGAGTCATTATATTTTGTCGGCTCCGAGTCTTAAAGAAAATGAGATCTATGCTCCGAATTACAATGATGGCGAAAAGGTAGTTCTAATAAGATATCCTCATGCAGGCCGTTTTGAGATCCCGGAATTAACTGTCAACAACAAAAACCAAGAATCCATTAAGATGATTGGCAAAAATGCTCCGGATGCCGTCTGCATTAACCCGAAGACCGCAGAAAGGCTTAGCGGTGCCGACTTTGATGGAGACTCGGTCCTCGTTATCCCAAATAACAACGGGCGCATCAAGACGAGAGAACCTTTGAAAGGACTGAAGGACTTCGATCCGGGGATGTATGACGCAGATCATTCCCCCAACAAAGATTTTCATCGTATGACAAAGTCTGAAACCCAGAAAGAAATGGGTAAGATCACGAATTTGATTACCGACATGACTGTTAGGGAAGCCCCTTGGGACGATATTGAGAAGGCCGTTAAGCACTCGATGGTGGTTATCGATGCCGAAAAGCACGGGTATGACTACCAGCAGTCTTATATTGACAACGGAATCGCTGAATTGAAGAAGAGGTACCAGAGAGATCCGAAGAATCCGGAGAAGTCCAAGCACACTCTGCTCAGCCAGGCCGGATCGGAGTACTATATTCCGTATCGAGAAGAGCAAAAGAATACAAGGGCTATGACAGGGGAGGAGTACCAGCGCTACCTTAAAGGCGAAAAGATCTGGAAAGAGACCGGAAAGACCTTCTCCAAGGTGGATACCAGAGCAAAAGAAGCCCATGACCTGGCTAACCGGGGGTATAGCCCAGAACAAGTTGCCCGGTCTATGGGAATCGGTATCCGTAAGGCAAAGAATCTTATGGAGAAGGATATTTATGAGAGGGTGCCTGTTCAGACCAAGACTACCTACATGGCTGAAGCCAGGGATGCCAATACCCTTTCGACGGGAACTATTATTGAGGACATCTATGCACGCTATGCTAACCGGATGAAGAGTATGGGTAATCAGGCCCGGGTAGAGGCCCGTAAAGCTAGTGCTAAAGACATCTATAACCCCTCTGCCGCTAAGAAATATGCAAAAGAAGTAGAAGCCCTCAAAGCTGAGCTGGTTATGGCAGAAAAGAATAAGCCCCTCGAGAACCGGGCTCAGCTCCTTTCTGGAGCTCATATGCGTCAATGGAAACTTGAAAATCCGATTGATGCTATGGACAAAGAGACATATAAAAAAGAGAAACAGAAATCTATCAAATACTATCGAGACAAAGTTGGTGCTGGAAAACACAAGATTGACATCACAATCGGCAATAGATGGGAAGCAATTCAAGCAGGTGCTATGCATAAAACTACTCTTGAACGGATTCTTGCTAATGCTGATCCTGAGCAAGTAACTAAACTGTCAATGCCGAAGAACATAAAGACAATGACACCTGCTAGAATCGCAAGAGCCAAATCAATGGCAGCAAAAGGTTATACAACTGCACAAATTGCTGAGAATCTTGGCGTTTCGACAAGCACAATTCTTGAAGCAATCAAACCTTAAAGGAGGTGAATTACTTTGTCTGATGTAATGTTGACAACTTCTGACAATCCTTGGAACCCGTACAACAACTTTGACGAGTGGTTCACCTTTGATGAGGGGAAAAAGTACTGCACATCGGGTTTGATTGGACGATACTCTTCGGATCTTTATGGCGAATCGGATCAGGAACAAGAAAAAGATAGAGCTCAAGCCATTCAAAAAGTGCTTGAGCTTTTTCCTTTTGGTCCAATTGGTTTCGAAAATTCACCAAATAAAGATCCAATTCTTTATGAACTAATTGAAAAGAATGGTTTAAGAACAAAACAAACTGATCTTAAGAAATGTATTAAGTTGCTCGCTAATTAATGTGAAGAAAAAAGAATCAATTAACGAAATATAAATACGGCAAGGCCACCGCACACTGCCTGCCGTGTACAATCATTCATTATGGCACCCGGGGGAGGGGGTCCTTAAAGACCTCCCCCACCCTGGATCGCCGGACCCTTAGAAAATTCCCCGGAGGAAATTTTTAGTAGACTTTTCGATGGCAATAGCATGATCTTTTCCTGACGTGGCACTTGCGGTGGGGCCATTCCTCCTTTCAGATCTAAGATTCCCAGAGCAGAGGGGGCTATTGCCATCGAAAAGTCTACTGAAACTGTTGAAAGGAATGGCATATTTGGTTAATACAGGGGTGAAAGCTAATGAGAGTAAAGTCGAAGTCAGCTGAAGAACCTCTAATCAGGCGCCCACCTGCAACTTCGCCTGATGCAAGGGAGAAACAGTTGATCAGTTTAGCCGTAGATTTGGCTGAGAAGCAGCTTGCAGAGGGTACGGCTAGCGCACAGGTCATTACACATTACTTAAAGTTGGGCTCCATGAGGGAACGGCTCGAACGCCAGAAGTTGGAGGAGGAGAATAAGCTTCTTCGGGCTAAGACGGAAGCACTTGAGTCTTCTAGGAGAGTTGAGGAGCTATATTCTGAGGCTATTAAGGCGTTTAAGAGTTATTCTATCGGTGATGAAGATGATACTTCGGACATATAAGGACCTGCGGCGTCTTGGTACGATCCTAGATCGTTTTGAGTACCTGAAGCTCGGCGGCCAAGTTGGAGAATCTACATTTGGCTTTGATCGATATTTGAATCAGGCGTTTTATAGGTCTCGAGAGTGGCAGGAAGCACGACGTGCAGTCATATTGCGTGATGGAGGTTGTGATTTAGGTATTGAGGGTTATGAGATAGGGAAAGGATTAGTTGTTCATCACATGAATCCAATCACCATCGATGACATATTGTCTAGACGGGATGAGATCTTTGACCCGGAGTTCTTGATTTGTGTTTCTGACAGAACGCATAAGGCAATACATTACGGGGATGCAGAGCTGCTTCCCAAAGATCCTGTCGAGCGAAAGCCCGGTGATACTTGTCCATGGAGGTAGTTTATGGAGGATAGCATCCTATATTCGATCAAGAAGATGCTTGGTCTGGATCCAGATTACTCAGCGTTTGATGCGGACATTATGATCCATATTAATAGTGTCTTTATGATTCTTCGCCAATTGGGTGTAGGACCACAAGATGGCTATGCAATTAGTGGTCCGGACGAGAAGTGGTCAGATTTTCTTGGCTCTAGTACGTTGCTCGAGCCCGTGAAGAGTTACATTTACTTGAAGGTGCGATCGGTCTTTGATCCACCTTCCAATTCTTATGTGCAGGATGCTATTCAGAAACAGATTGCCGAGTATGAATGGCGTTTGAATGTCGAAGTTGACCCGGGGAGGTGATGACTGTGTACTATCAGGGAGATCAACTCCAGCATTGGGGTATCTTCGGAATGAAGTGGGGGATTCGGCGTTTCCGAAATAGGGACGGGACTCTAACTGATGCTGGAAAGAAACGGTATAATAAGCCTTCTTCGAAGTCAATGACTGATGATGAACTCCGATCCTCTATCAATCGAATGAAGAGTGAATTGGAGTATTCTCGTCTCGAGAAGGAGATCAAGAGGAATTCTCCAATTGGGAGAGCTGTTTCGGCTGGCAAGAGTGCAGTAAAGACAATTCTTCATCATACCGGAAGACTTGCCTCTACAGTTGCAAACAATACAATTGTTCCGTTTTCTAATAGCTTTTCTAGGGAACTTGGTGCTGGGTTGGGAAAGGGATTGACTGGAAATAGCGGCGGTGGTGGCGGTGGAGATGGAAAGCAAAAGAAGAAATAAGGATGATGACTGATGTCTCTTTCTAACACCGCAGTCCCCAAGTACTATGCTCAGTTTAGAAATTCTGTTCTTAGAGGAGAAGTGCAGATTAATCGAGAGATCTCTATGGAGATGGCTCGAATAGATTCCCTAATAGCTAATCCTGGCGTTTACTACGATGACCAGGCTGTTGAGGGATGGGTTCGGTATTGTGAGAATGAATTAGTTTTGACTGATGGGTCAGATCTTCATTTACTTGACACGTTTAAACTATGGGGCGAGCAGATCTTTGGCTGGTATTACTATGTTGAGCGAAGCATATGGCGTCCTGATCCAAGCGGTCACGGCGGTTCTTATGTGAGGAAGTTTATTAAGAAGAGATTAATTAATAAGCAGTATTTGATTGTTGGCCGCGGCGCTGCTAAGTCAATGTATGCGTCGACTATTCAAAGTTATTTCTTAAATGTTGACAGTAGAACCACTCATCAGATTACAACAGCTCCAACAATGAAGCAGGCCGAAGAAGTAATGTCTCCAATTAGGACGTCTATCGTTAGAGCTAGAGGGCCATACTTTAAGTTCCTAACAGAGGGATCACTTCAAAATACTACTGGGTCTAAAGCCGATCGTGTTCGGCTAGCTTCGACTAAGATGGGTATTCAGAATTTCCTTAATGGGTCATTGCTTGAGATTCGCCCGATGACTATCGACAAATTGCAGGGCCTTCGTGTCGCTGTTGCAACCGTAGACGAGTGGCTCTCTGGCGATATTCGCGATGATGTCATTGGCGCTCTGGAGCAGGGTGCAACTAAGGAGCAAGGATCAGCTGAACAGAACGATTATTTGATCATTGCTATTAGTTCTGAAGGAACGGTTCGGAACGGCGTTGGAGATTCTATTAAGCTTGAGCTCCTAAGTATACTAAAAGGCGAGTATGTTAATCCGCACGTTTCGATTTGGTATTACAAGCTCGATGATGTCAAAGAAGTCGCTAATCCCGAGATGTGGATTAAGGCTAATCCCAATCTTGGAAAGACTGTAACCTATGATACGTACCAGCTAGAGAAAGAACGTGCGGAGAAAGTTCCTTCCGCCAGGAACGACATACTTGCGAAACGATTTGGATTGCCTATGGAAGGCTATACATATTTCTTTCGGTATGAGGAGACCCTTCCGCATAAGAAGCAGTCGTTTTGGAGAATGCCGTGCTCTATGGGTGCTGACTTATCTCAGGGCGATGACTTTTGTGCTTTTACATTTTTGTTTCCGCTTTCTGGAGGACGTTTTGGAGTCAAGACTCGATGCTACATTACTTCTCTCACTCTTATGAGATTGTCTACTGCCATGCGCAATAAGTATGATGAATTCATCGAGGAGGGAAGTCTTGTGGTGTTAGAGGGAACGGTCTTGGATACCATGCAGGTTTATGAGGATCTGGATCAGTATATTCAGAGTGCAGAGTATGATGTCCGAAGCTTTGGATTTGACCCATATAATGCCAAAGACTTTGTTTTGAGATGGGAATCAGAGAATGGGTCATTTGGTATAGAGAAAGTAATACAGGGCGCCAAAACGGAGTCCGTTCCTTTGGGCGAGCTAAAGAAGCTTGCAGAGGAGCGGATGCTTTTGTTTGACGAAAAGCTCATGACTTTTACTATGGGCAACTGTATTACGATTGAAGATACAAACGGTAACAGGAAGCTTCTCAAGAAGCGTTATGAAGAGAAGATTGATAGTGTCTCGGCCATGATGGACGCTTATGTGGCTTATAAGCTTAATAAAGACGCTTTCGAATAATTATGAGAGGTGGTGGTGTCAGGATGTATTATGTAGGAAACATCATGTGTGATCCTAATTATCTGGAGCATCATGGAGTTCTCGGCATGAAGTGGGGAGTTAGGCGTTACCAGAACGAAGATGGCTCCCTTACGGCTGCTGGTAAGGCTAGATACGTAAAAAATGAGGACGGCTCTATTAGAAAAAAAGAATGGTCCGAATTAAGTGGGAAACAGAAACTAGCAAAGGGCATAAAGATCGCTGCGGCTGGAACAGCTGCTTATCTCGCGGGAACAACAGCTATCGGATTGCTTGGGATTTCAGATTTGTCAAAGAACGCATCTTATATGCAGCGATTTAGCGCTGGTATAAAATACTTTAACTCGTGGGATGCGTTAGAACATCTTGGATCCAATGTTGATTATCAGGACGTGCGTAAGTTCCAGAAAGCCGGACAAGAATTTGTTGGAAACTTACTAACAAAAGGGTCGATGTATGCGCTTGGTGGCAAACGCAATGGCTGGGCATGGCAAAGATAAAACTAATGTATGGTGGAGGTAGGTAGACCCAATGCCAAGATTCTCTGAGCGTCTCCAGCATGCCTGGAACGCATTTAGGAACAATCGAGATCCGACGATTTCAGTTTCCACCGGCCCGGGATCGTCCGATAGGCTTGATCGGCGAAGGCGTAGGATCTTTGCTGACAAGTCTATCGTAACGGCAATAGAGAACCGCATAGCGATCGATGTTGCGGCAATAAGTATTCAGCATGTTCGATTAGATCAGGATGGGCGGTACAGAGAGACGATTCGTTCAGGGCTCAATAGCCTGTTTACACTGGAGGCAAATCTTGACCAGACTGGGCGGGCTTTTGTCCAAGACATTGTACAGTCGATGTTTGACGAAGGTGTTGTGGCTGTTGTGCCGGTCGATACTACCTTAAGTCCGCTAGAGACTGGTGGATTTGACATTCAGTCCGCTAGAGTGGCTAAGATTACTCAGTGGTACCCAGCACATGTAATCTGCGAAGTATACAACGAGAAAACGGGTCGCAAAGAAGAACTCAAACTGCCTAAGCAGATGGTTCTGATCATTGAGAATCCTCTATATTCAGTTATGAATGAACCAAACTCAACTCTTCAGAGGCTCATTCGCAAGTTGAATTTGCTGGATTCTGTTGACGAACAGGCTAGCTCTGGAAAGCTTGACTTGATCATTCAGCTTCCGTATATCATCAAGACGGAGGCTCGACGGCAGCAAGCTGAACAGCGCAGAAAAGACATTGAAATGCAGCTCTCTGGTTCGAAATATGGTATAGCTTATACCGATGGAACCGAAAAGATTACGCAACTTAACCGTTCGGTAGAAAACAACCTTCTCAATCAGATCGAGTATCTGACGAAAACTTTGTACTCTCAGCTTGGCTTTACCGAAGAAGTCTTCAATGGTACTGCTGATGAGAAGACGATGCTCAATTACAATAATCGAACTATTGAACCGATCTTGTCGGCTATTGTAGATGAGGTTAGGCGCAAATGGCTGACCAAGACAGCTCGTAGTCAGGGTCAATCCGTGATGTTCTTCAAGGATCCGTTTAAGCTTGTTCCTGTCGAGAAGATTGCAGATATCGCCGATAAGTTCACTCGTAATGAGATCCTTAGCTCTAATGAACTTCGTGGCATCGTTGGCTTTAAACCGGTACAGGATGAACGAGCCGATGAACTTCGCAATGCGAACCTTAATCGCCAAATGGATCAAGAGTATGCTGTGGCTGGCGACGAGAAACCATCAATAGTTTTGGAGAATACAGATGAATCGTCCGGTGAATCCGGTTTAAGTTAATCAAAATGGAACTGTAAAGCAAGAGAGTGCTTTATTATACCGGAGACATAGTGCACGGTGAACGAGCAATTGAAAGCTAGACAGCTTTTTCTATTTTTGGGAGGAATTAATAATGCCGAAAAAGTACGACTTTGGTGGCTGGGCCACCAGGAACGATCTGAAATGTGCAGATGGTCGTACGATTCGCAAAGACGCATTTAGGGAACAGGATGGAACTATTGTCCCGCTTGTGTATATGCACGATCACGAGGATGTAGAAGATGTTCTGGGTCATGCGCTCTTAGAGAATCGTGACGAAGGAGTCTACGCATACTGCTCGTTCAACAATACGGATAAAGCCAAAGCAGCTAAAGAGATGGTGCATCATGGTGACATCCGGAATCTATCCATTTATGCAAATCATCTGAAGCAGAAAGCCGGAGAGGTCCTTCATGGAACTATTCGTGAAGTGAGTCTCGTTCTCGCTGGCGCTAATCCCGGAGCAGTAATCGATTTCCCTGAGGAATTGGCACATGCCGATGAGGATACAGAGACCGAGGCTTTCATCTGGACAGATAAGGAAATTAGCCTTGCTCATGCTGAAGCTGAAGAGGCTAAAGAAGAAAAGAAGGAAGAGACTAAGGAAGAAGTGAAGGAGGAAAAGCCCGTGGCGGAGCAGGGTAAGGAAAAGACTGTCAAGGATGTATTTGACAGCATGACGGAAGAACAGAAGAACGTGGTCTATTTCATGATTGGCCAGGCTCTTGAAGGTAAAGGCGGCGAAGGTGATGATGCCGCTGAACATTCTGACAATGACGGAGAGGATGAGGAAGCTTTGAAGCACAACGTATTCGACAACGACACCCCGCAGACCAGCCTGTCCCATGAGGACGTGCAGAAGATCTTTGCCAATGGTAAGCGCCTCGGCAGCCTGAAGGCCGCCGTGGAAGAAGCCATGGCTGACGGCATTATCCAGCATGATGTTATGAACGCCGATGGTACCACCCAGACCTATGGCATGGCGAACATCGACTATCTGTTCCCTGATTACCGGACGCTGCAGAATCAGCCGGAATTTATTCGTCGCGACACTGAGTGGGTCAGCGCGGTTATGAACGGCGTTC